CATGCTGTGCACGAAGTCCTGGCTCTGCGACTGCGCGAAGTCACGGGCAGCATCAGCCAGCTGCGTGGTCTTGGATGGCGGTGTTTGTGGCTGCTCAACGGTGCCAGCATCAACCGGCTTCAGCAACTCAGGAACTTGGATCATTGGACGCTTACCCCCAGGCCGGAAATTCGTTCCAGATATGCTGCCACAATGTTCTCCTCGCTAGCCGATTGGCCGGCAGCGCGCAGGGCCTGGACGATACGCAGGCGCTCTTGGGCTGGGATATCGGCAATCTTGATATCGCCTTTGTCGACGTAGGCCTTGTCCAGCTTCTCAGGCGTTACCTCCCAAAGCTTGAGCGAATCCTCGGAGAAGACCCCGGTTCCGCTCAGACGCACATCCAGCAGTAGCTGATCAGCGATTTGCTTGGACTCTGCCGCGGTAGGTTGCTTGCCGGTCGCTTGGAAGATGGCGTCCTTACGCGCTTGGTACGCGGCGCGGAACTGGTCTTGGCGCTCAAGGTTTTTCGGTTCCTTTGCATCCTTGTTGGCGCCGGTCTTGATGCCGGCCATGGCCATCACGGATTGCAGCTGGCGCTCTTCAGCCTTCACCGATCCCTGGCCAGACAGATCTCCCTGCTTGATCTTCTGGTACATCGAGGTCACCCGGTTGAAATCGGCATTGTTCAGGTACGGGCGCACATCGCGCTCAAGGCTAAGCTCTTCCAGCTGCGCCGGGGGCATGTCAATGAATTCCTGAAGCTTGGCGTAGTTGGTCTTCGGCTCGGTACCCTTGCGGCGGTGCTCGTCCATCTTCTGGAGCTTGACCTGATCATCTGCGGTTAGCTGGTCGATCATGTTCGGCGGTACCGCATTGAAGCCACGCTCAAGAACGACTTGAGCCGCCTGATCGTAGGCGGCTTTCTGTTCCAGCTGCTGGGCCTTGTAGAGGTCATCAACCCGGTCCTGCGCGTACTTGCGGGTCTTTGGATCGTTGATCTTGTTGATCTGCTGAGTGGCCGCTGCGTAGCGCGCCGATGCAGGCTCACCGCCCACAAGCTGGCTGACGATCTTGCTGGTGTAGTCGCGGGTTTCTTGGTACGGGATCTTGTCGATGAAATCCTGATTGCTGATCTCGCCGGTGCGCGGGTCGCCGTATTCCTTCACCCACTTATCTACAGCGCCAGGCCCGGCGTTGTATGCGGCAACTGCAAGCGTCTCGTTGCCGCCGTACTTGCCCAGCATCTTGTTGAGGTACTGGGTTCCCAACGCCATGTTGTACTGCGGATCGGCGGTCAGGCGCTCCTCGCTGTACGGGATGTTCAGCTCTGCGGCCATTTCCTTGGCGGTGTCCGGCATCAGCTGCATCAGGCCCTTGGCGCCCTTCGGCGATACGGCAGTTGGGTCGCCCGAGCTTTCGGCCTGGATGATCAGGTTAGGCAGCGCCTGCGAGCCGATGCTGCCGCTGGCCCACACGCTGGCACCGATCTGCGAACCCAACTGCTGGCGCACACCGGTCGAAAGCATCTTGCTAATCTTGAACTGGTCATCGGGCGTCATGTAGCCGGACGAGGCGGCGAAGTATTGCTGAGCCTTGAGCGGGTCATCAACGGCCATGCGGCTGATCACATCGGTGGCCATGCTGCTGTTGAACTTCTGGATGTTCTGCTGGACAGCCTCTTGCGGGAGGCCCTTGCGCTGCCCATTGGCGGCGATGATGCGCGCCCCTTTGTTCTGGTAGTACGCGACCTGCTGCGGGTCATTGAAGTAGGCCGTAGCGCCTTGTGTGGCTGCTTGCAGGGACGCCGCGTCGGTCTGGTCGTAGAACGACTGGCGTTCACCGTATTCGTAGCGGTTCAACTCAGCGCTCAGGCTCTGGCGCTGGCCGGCCGTGATCTGCTTCCACCGCGCTTTCTGTCGGTCGTTGGTCAGTGAGTTGCCGATGGCGTCGGCCTGTTGGTCGTACAGGCCAACAGTCTGATTGGTGATGTCCAGGGCATTCTTGCCCTTTCGCGAATACACGCCATCCTGCTCGTTGAACATGGCGTTGAGCTTCCAGTTGCTCAGCTGGGTTTCAGCGTCGATGAGCGCAGCGGTGTCTGCATCTTCTTGGGACTTCTGGAAGATCTGGCTGGCAGCGCTAAGCCCTGCCTGGGCGAGCTGAGCGCCTGTAGGGTCAACAGGCTGAGCTTGCACCTGCGGCGTGCCGATTGCCCGGCCGCGAACCTGAGGACCGCCAATGGTTGGAACTGTGGTAGCCATTCAAGCCCCCTTAGGTATACGCCTGGTTGTTGTTGAGACGGCTTACCCCGCTAAGGGCAGCCGAGGTACCGGCGCCCGACGAGGAGAACAGGCCGGCGCTATACGCACCGCCAACGCCTTGCAGGACACCGCCGAGCAAAGAAGTGATCGGGCTGCGCTTGGCAATCTTGTTCAGCTGCTTGGCATTGGTGAGCGCATTGCTCGCCTCGACCTGATAGCCGTAGGCCTCGCGGGCGGCGTTGTTCGAGATCGTCAGTGCGTCGAGCTCACCAAGCTGGGCGGTGTCTTGCTGGATGATCGCGTTCGACCCTTCGTTCACAAGGCCACCATTCGCTGCCTGTGCGGCGCGCTGGGTGCCGATCATCTGCTGGGTCTGCACCCTGGCCTGGTCAGACTCAATAGCGCCACGAACCTTGGCATCGTTGGCGGCGTTGTTCAGGTAGATGGCGTTCTGGCGTAGGGCTGATGCCTGGGCCTTGGCCTGCTGGGCTTGCTGTTGTCCCTGCATGAGTCCGCTGAAGGCGCTCAGGGCAACTGGTATTGCTGCTGCGGCGGCTGGGAAGCACATTGTCAATCTCTCCGATACAGAGTGAACTTGTGGAAGGGCATGCCGTGTGGATAAGTCGGTGCGGCCGGCTCTATCGAGAAGCCAAGCCATTCAAGCCACCTGATAGCCCCGGCATTCCTTGCGTCCACGTAGTTTGACAGGGTTGCGTGGCGCGTGAGCATGTCCTTGAGTATGGCCTTGCTGGCTTGCAGGAACCCCCTGGCGTGCACTTCAACGTCATGCGTGGTCACCATCCACGGCACGCCAGCGCCAATGCCCTGCATGGTGTCGCCAACGATGGCTATGGGGTGGTCATCCGCGCAGATCGACCAGCACCGCATGCTTTCCTCGAAGCCGACCGATAGGCAGGAGGCCACGCTTTCCCCAAGCGCGGCCATTTCGTCCACATCTGCCTGCCTGGCGCCGGCCTCGACTATTGCCAAGTCATCATGCCTTGTCGCTCGCACAGTTATCATTTACGGCCACCCACTTCGGTGGCCGGGATCAGTGCCAGGATCGTGATAGGCAGCGGGTCTTTCTGCACCACGGTCACCTGGCCGTTGCCGCTCCAGTTGTCGGTGATCACCTGCGTGGCCTTGCCAGTGAATGGCTGGATTGCGCCGTATTCATCGGAGTCCTGCCGAGGTTTGAATTCCCACAGCTTGCCTTCCTCGTTTGCCTTGCCGTAGAAACCGCCGCGAGACTCGAGCAGCACTGCGGTCACCTGCTGGATGATCTTTGCCTTGTCCGACAGCGTTTCCGAGCCGCCAATGGTGACCTCAAGCGTCTGAAGCTCAGACTCATATGGCAGGCCTACCAACACGACGCCGGCCGGGGTATCAAGAGAGATCGAGCCACCGGTTACCGTCAGGTCACGCGTGACGTTGCCGTCAGCCAGAACAACGACCTTCCTGCCCTCAAGGTGGCCAAGGCCAGAAAGCGAGTCGCGGGCAAATGCCCAGCTTATGAAGGCGATGTCGCGGATCTCTTCGGGAACCGTGCCGTACGGGCGCACGCTCACGGTAGAGCCGCTGGTGTAGGCCGTGATCTGCATGCGGAACGGCACTGCGTCTGGAGTGGCCAGGTACTGGATGGAATCGCCAACGTCAGATGCCTGGAATCGCGAGCCGTTTGAGCTGACGAGCGTCAGGGTTTCCGGGTACTTCCATTCAGTTCCGCCAGCCACAAGCATGGTCTCTGCCGTCTTGTTCGTGCCGTCGTACATCAGCGCGCTGTCAAGGAACCATGCGTACTTGATTAATGGGGCGCCGTTGTACCGCTCTGGCTGGCGATCTGCGATGCGCTCTACGTATCGCTTGGCCACGCCTCCGATCACACGCTCAACGCACATGTAGACAGCGTCAGCGCGCCCCTCAGGCACGGAGCATATGGAAAGCACGCGGCCATCGGTCTCATGTCGGTGCCATCCGATCACCTGCTGCTCTGCAAGGTAGGTGATGGCTACCATTCTTCCGTCCTCGCGGGCGCCCCAAACGATGCTGTACGGGATCTTCTGATAGTCCCAGTCCACAAGGCTGAACTCTTGCAGCATCTGCGGGGACAGCACGCTGATGTCGCTGCCGCTGAAGCCGTCAGACTCTAGGGTGTAGCCGAAGGCAGTAACGGTGCGGCCGCGCTCCTGCGCATACAGCGCGGTATTGTTCAGCACCAGCGGGCGCAGCTGGCCAATGCCGTTATAGGTCTGCGGGTCGCCATTGATGGTCTTGGCCGTGAAGCCGCTGCTCTGGCCCTGAATGATCCACTCGGCGCCGTCGGTAAACGTCATCAGGGCGCGCAGTGGCAGCACATGATTGATCTGGTTCACCTCGTTACTCGCAATCGTCCATGTGATCGAGTCGTCATCCTTGGTCGGGAACGAGTAGCCGAAGTTGGTGAACACGCCTGTGCGGCTAAACCAGAGCGTCTGCGGCTTGTTGTTGGTGCTGGCGTACACCAGGCGCTGCTGGAAGTAGGCGACGGCGCGAGGGAAGTTTCCGGCGCCTATGAATGGATCGGTACCCGTTGGCGGGGTATCGGTCTTGGTTGGCGTCACGTTCACATCGGTGAAGCTGACGGACGTAGATCTCCCGATGAATCCATAGATCCCGGCGCCCGCATTGTCCTTGTAGACGTTGTAGTAGCTGGCGCCAGGAACGGCAGGCCATACCACGGTAGCTTTCTGGTTGTCGCTTTTGACCGTGATCGAGTTCGAGCTAACGGGCAGAGACTCTTCAGGGGTTTGACTACCGTCGTCGACCACTGCGGTTATTTGGTACGTCCAAGGGACAAGGATGGTGGAGGTTCCGCCGGCGTCAGGCGTCGCCGTAGCGGAGGCCGGCGCAGCCACAGAAGGAACCAAGCTGACATCCGTAAGCGTCCAGTTGTCGTGGGCAAAGCGCTTGAGCTTCTTGGGCTTGTGCGATGGATGAACGATGTCCATAACGTCAGCCGACTGGGTAAAGTTCAGTTCGAACAGCTGGTCACGGGTGAATGGCGTTGCAAGCTCAAAGATCTGGCCTACGTTTGGGCCGCCGCTGTACACGACCAAGGCGCCGTTGCGATAGATCCGCATCTTAAGGTGGGTGAACTCAAGGGCATACGTGTCGTTCACGTTGAACTTGAAGCGGATCAGGCGCGCAACCTCGTTACCGGCCGTCTGCGCCAGGTACTGCGTGCCAGGACGGTTCTGGACGCCTCCATAAGGGCTGATGATGAAGTTGATGCACTTGGCCAGGCCAGTCTGGTACGCGGCAAGATCGGTTCGTGCTGCGAGCTCTGGGCCAATCTCGCCACGGGAGAACGTTGGCTGAATGAGGGATGTGGTCATTGGTGAATGGCCCCCTCGTAGATCGAAGGGAATGGACCGTCTGGCTGGCCTTCGTTCAGGCTCGCGGCAATGGCCACCTGAATCAGCTGCTCGGCCAGGGTGATCATGTCATTGCGGGTGGCCAGATCCTTCTTGAGCGGCGCAGCAATGAACGATGCCAGGCGCGCGGACATGGCCTCTACGAAGTAGGCCGGCCAGCGCTCGACTTCCTCCACACGCTTGGTGTACCGCAGCTGGGCTTCCTCGATGTCGCACAGGATTACCCGGCCATTGGCCTCGTACTGGATATCGAACTTGGCTTTGAATTCTTCGGGAACCGATCTGGCAATGCCGCTCATGATCTCCAGGGCGTTGATGCAGTCGTTTGGATATCGGTAGCGGAACGCCCATCCATCAGGCGGCGTGCCAAGGTCGGCCAGCGCCACCGTGGTGGTCGCGAACTTCCACTCAACGTCCTTATACGAGAACAGCGCA